GAGGGACAGGGATGTGTGTATGCTCCCGTCGCGGTGGCGAGTAAATTCTCTAGAGAAGAAACTCTACCTGACAGTGAACAAGAAACCTTTGGTTTCCATTATCATTTTCAAGAAATACGATGAAAGCAACAATCAACCAATTGTGGTGGAACCCATGGGGTGAAGAAGGTTTAGATGTAGGTAACAGAAAGGTAAGTATATCAATAGACAATCTAACATTTGATAAGAAAGCAGACTATAGAATTTTATTTTTAGCAGAACCATATGCAGTAGCACCATCTGTGAATGAGGGTGCTCTTAGAAATGCACATAACTTCAATCGAATCTATACATTTACACAATCAATACTAGAGAAATACCCACAGGCAAAGTTGTTCGAGTGGGGTTCTTCATGGTTGGACTTCAAAGATCTCAAGGTAGAAAAGAAACCACACATCACATTCGTTACCAGTTCTAAATTGCAGACCACTGGACATAAGACTAGAAATCATATCATGGATATGTTGGATGACATAGAAGATGTAAATGGTATGGAGGTGTATGCACACAAGTCACCACCTTTTCATCAAAGAAGAAATGATTTCTTTGAGAATGCACTGTATCATATTACAGTAGAGAACTCAAGACAGAAGAATTATTTTACAGAGAAAATCATAGATTGTTTTGCCAGTAGAACCATACCAATTTACTGGGGTTGTCCTAACCTTGGCGACTGGTTTGACATGGATGGTGTGATTACATTCAATGATGTCAGCGAACTCAAGAAAATATTTGACAAACTAACTGAAGACTTCTACCATAGTAAGAAGGAAGTTATTGAAAAGAACTATGAGATTGCCAAGCAATTTTATGGTGAGAATGATGTAGTTCCTCGATTGACCAAAACCATTATCGCTGATGTTGAGGAAAACGCTATAGTATATGAGAGTTAGTTTTTGTATTCCAACTCATGATGGTAATGCAAGATGTCAAAATTATTTGTTTGATATTTTTCATGCTCTCTCACAACAAACCAACAAAGATTTCAACGTCTGGATATCAGATCATAGCAAATCTAATAAAGTTCTACAAGCATGCCAAGAGTATGCAGATCTGTTCGAGATCAACTACATTAAGAATACAAATAAGTATGGCAACATTTCTGCTAATACTAACCATGCATTACAGCATGGGAATGGGGATATCCTAAAGGTATTATTCTCTGATGATTTTATTTTGACATGTAATCTTGTAGCAGAACTAGACAAGGCATTCACTGGTGATGTCAAGTGGGCAGTCACAGGATACGCTCACACAGTTGATGATGGTCAGACACATTACAACCCAAAGATTCCTTATTATAATGATAGATTATTGGAGGGTGTGAACACTTTGAGTTCACCTTCTATCCTCGCATTGAAGAGAGGAATCGACATGTATTTCGATGAAGATTTGACCATGTTGATGGACTGTGATATGTATTACAGACTCTATAAATATCATGGAGATCCAGTGATACTCAAGGATTATCACATCTCAAACAGAGAACATAAGTCTCAAACACAGAGAACTTATGAACACCTCCTACCAGAGGAGATTGAATATTTGAAACAGAAACATTCATCATGACTATAGGATTCAACCATCTAGGAAGACACGGTAGACTGGGCAATCAAATGTTCCAGTATGCAGGACTACGAGGTATCGCAGCACATAAAGGATATGACTTTGCTATCCCTCCTAGTGACTTCAATGACGAGTGGAATGACCATCAATTATTTGAGGCATTCAAACTCACCGGTCTTACAAATATAAATTCGATTCCCGGACCATACGTACAGGAAGCACATTTTCATTTTGATCAAAACTTATTTGACAATATGCCTGATGGTCATAATGTATATGGATACCTACAGAGTACAAAATGGTTTGAGCATATAGAAGAGGATATAAGAAAGGATTTTGAGTTCAAGAATGATATACATTTACCCTGTAAAGAGATGATGAATACATTGAAAGATCCTATTGCATTGCATGTTCGTAGAGGTGACTATATACAGAACTGTGATAACCATCCACCCTGCCCCAAAGAATATTATGACGCTGCATTGTCAAAGTTTGATAACAATCGTACAGTGGTTGTTTTTTCTGATGATCCTCAATGGTGTAGCACTGAGTTCCCTGACGACAGGTTCCTTGTATCAGAAGGTGGTGACAATCTTGCAGACTTGTGTATGATGACTATGTGCTCTGATTTTATTATTGCTAATTCATCATTCTCTTGGTGGGGATCTTTCCTATCACGTAATCCTGACAAGAGAATCATTGCACCAAAGAAGTGGTTTGGTACTGGGTATACTAAGAACCACAATACATCTGACTTATACTGTAAAAACTGGGAGGTATTATGACCAAATCACGACAACAAATTCTTAGAGAAAAAGAAGCACCTCAATTAGGTAAAGACTTAGAAATGAATACTGATTTTAGTAAGATGGATCTTTCTGCATGCACATACATGATTCCATTGAGGGTTGAGAGTCCTGATAGAATGAGAAATATTATCACAACGTTGCTCTTTCTTGCAAGAAATATAAAGGCACCTATTATTGTAAAGGAGTTTGATAAGGAATCAATATATCAGTCGAGTGTTCTACCACAGATATCACAGGTATTGAATGAGGAAGAACTAAGTCTAATCACACATGTCTTTGAGCAAAGTGATGAATTTACATTTCATAGAACAAGATTGATCAATGACATGATCATGATGGCAAAGACTCCTATAGTATGCAATTATGATTGTGACATTTTACTTCCATTCGGTACTCATTTCACTGCTTGTAAATTCTTAGCAGAAGGATACCTTCCACCTAATGCTCCAGAAGGAACTATACCACAACCAGTGAAGGTTGTTTATCCATATGGTTATGGAGTTTTCCAATGGCAAGTATTTGCTGATGATCAAACTGTCAGTAACTTTATCAATAGCAATTTCAATTTCCATGCATTCGATGGTAAGATGAAAGAGTATGATGCCAAGTTTGGTTTCTGTCAGTTCTTCAATAGAGAAGAGTACATCAGACTAGGAATGGAAAATGAAAACTTTATAGCATATGGTTATGAAGATGATGAGAGGTATCATAGATTCAATACATGTTCTGATGTGATCAGAATAAATGATGTTATCTACCATCTAGAGCATCAGAGAAGTCAAAACTCTTGGTTTACTAACCCACACATCGAGAACAATCGTCAAGAGTGGGAAAAATTAAAGATGATGGGTAAAAAATCCATCGAGAAATACTATCAGAATGCTGACTATGTGAAGAGGCGATTTGGACAAGAACAAAAGTAATTACAAACTTGCAGGACTTCCTCATGTCTATTGGTTGAACTTAGATAGGTATACTGATAGAAGAAAGTATATGGAGGAGCATCTTCAGTATTGGGGGATCGATAGTCATACTAGAATATCTGGTCTTGATGGTAAGGAGGATGATCCATCTTCATATTTGAAGGGTAGAGTTCCAGAGAACATGAACCCCGGTGAGATAGGATGTGTTCTCACACACCTCAGAGCACTCAAACATTTTGTAGAAGAGACTGACTATGATGAGGTAATCATCATGGAAGATGATATCGATCTATCTCCTGCACAACACTGGACATTTACATGGAGAGATGTAAGAAAAAAGTTACCTATTAATTTTGATACTTGTCAGTTTACCATTATAAATCCAAATGGTATACATCTAAAGTTACATCATAGATTCATCAATGATTTCTCTGCTGCATGTTATATCATCACTAGACATCATGCTACGAAGGTTCTAAAATGTCATCAACGTGGTAACTTGTGGAAGATAGATCAAAATATCAGACCACGAGCAGTATCAGAAGATTTGATACTGGATAGCGGTAAAGGTTATGCTTTACCAATACTAAACTACAGACTTGATATGGGTTCTGCTATTCATGAGGAACATATAGATATATTCCACAAGGATAGTAAGCAAGGACTCGAAGAGTTCTGGAAACTAAATGGTCAAGACATTTTACTTGATCAGATTATGGAACTAGATGAATACGTTGGACGTATTCCACCATCCGTTTACCAACAACAATTTCAAAATGAAGCAGCAACCAACAACTGAAGAAAACAAACCAGATATAGAACTTCTATCAGAAGGACCACATGAGATGGTATTCAATGATGGGATAGGAGTAATCAAAAATTATATGAGCAAGCAATGGTGCGATATATTGATCGATGCCTTTGAGATGTACAATAGTAAGAAGTTGGTCAAGAGTGTTTTGTTTGATACACATTCACTTGATACATGTAAAGATGGTGAAGAACAATTTGATAAGGGTTCTCTTGGTAGAAAGGACGAGGGATTATTTCTTGAGGTAGCAGATGGTGGTCTTGCTGCTAATACTAATTTGGTTATTGGTGGTGGGTTTGATATGTATGCTAAAGAATATAAAGGAGTTATTGATAGTTCCGATCCACTATCATCATGGACCTGTAAGTTACAGAAGACACAAGCAGGAGGAGGATATCATCAATGGCACTGTGAAGATGGTGCATTTATATACAGAGATAGAGTTCTTACATGGATGATATATTTGAATGATATTCCATATGAGAATGGTGGAGCAACAGAATTTTTACATCAGAAGTGTTCATTCCAACCAACCACAGGAACAGCAGTGTATTGGCCAGCGACATATACACACATGCATCGTGGTGGATTTTTGACAGGAGATACACCAAAGTATATCGCTACAGGTTGGTTCCTCAGAGAACCCGGACAGGTTACAAATAGAGTTATTACAGAAAAATTAGGACAACCTTTACCAGATACTATGCTAAATGGTGAACAGCGATCATAATATTTACTACCAATATCAATGCTTACGATGAAATTCCCGACCATTATTATGGTCAGGATGTCAAGTATGTGATGTTTTATGATAAACCCATAGAACAAAAAGGTCCTTGGGAATTTATTAAGTTAGATTGTAAATATGATCATCCTGTATTGAATGCATATCACACGAGATGTATGTCTCATTTATTTTTTGATGAACCTCATGTGTGGATTGATGGGTGTTATACTATGACAGAGGAGTTTGTAAAAAACTCCAAAGAATTTTTAGAAAAGAATGAAATAACTTTGATGCATCATCCTGACAAGAGAACCTTTCTAAGGGAGGTTATGAAGTTGTATACATGGGATTTTGTGCCAGAGAATCGCCTTATAAAGTTTTGTAATGATCTACATGACATTGGATTTGATCCAAAGTTTATGGATCACACAATAAATTGTTGTATATGGAGAAACAATACATCAAAGGTAAAGGAGTGGAATGAGAGGTATTGGTATTGGTACGAACACTACGGATTATTTCATGGTTGTCAAATTACCAGTGCGATTGCTGAATGGGAAGTATATGGTAAATTACTACCAAGGGTTGATCTGCAGGTAGATTTATCAAAAAGTACAAGAGCAAAAACATATCCACACTCATACACGTTTACAAATAATATAGACCAGATAGAATTCAGAGAGAAAGTGGCAAGAATTTTCGATCTGAATGTAGACAAGGAGTTTGATTATGAAGATCGGATTACAGATCAATTGATTGTATTCACATGCATTACAAATGCATATGATGAGTTCCCAGAAGATAGTTACTATGATGAAGATGTAAGATATGTTTGTTTCCACGATGGCACCATCGATACGAGCATCGGTCCATGGGAGTACATTCAACTAGACTTAGACATAGAAGATCCAAGAGACTTTGCATATTATGTAAAGGCACATCCACATGAATATTTTCCTAAGAACTCACACACTGTATGGATTGATGCTTGCTTCAAATTAACAAAACAATTTGTAGACAATAGTATGAAGTCCTTTCCCTTTTCAGTGCTAAGACATGGAGGGAAATTTACATATATTGATGAGGTATTAGAAGGTTATACTTGTGCTCTCTTCACTGAGTCATCAATAATAGATTTGTCTAAGGATTTATCACAGAAAAAATATAATTTCAAAAAATATTCTAGTCCTCAGTGCACAGTTGTATGGAGAAAATTGACAGATGATGTGATAAAATTTAACGAGACATGGTATGAGTGGGGTAATCGTGGATATAATCGTGACAACATACCATTCGATGCAGCAATACAATTTACAGGTATCACTCCTAAATTTTACGATAGGAGAGATTGTTCTGGGATAGAATTTGGATATTACAATAAGGTTGGTAGAAGAAAATTGCATCCTCAACATGGTGACAAGAAACAATATCTTCGTAAAGATGAATTTCTTGGAAAACTTCATCCGATTACTGGATTGCATCCAAAACTATATGATAGGTATGATCAACACGATTTTTATATGAAAGTGTTTGGTATTATATGATAATATATTCTTGCATTACGAATGGTTATGATGCTCCGGAAGGACATTACATAGATCCTGATGTAAGATATGTCTTACTGCATGATGGTTCTGTCGAAGTTCCTGATGGTTGGGAAGGTATTGATGTAAGAGAGACCTTCAAATGTGATGAACCAGTAAGACAATCATATTATCCTAAGATAAATCCACACAAGTTTTTTGACAGAGGTGAGGATACTGTGTGGTTGGATGGTGGATATCGTATAACAAAACACTATGTAGATTTTTGTAAAGAACAATTTAGACAAGGAGATTTCACAAGGTTACAGCACCCAGAAAAATGTACCTTCTATGAAGAGATGATGGAAGGTTTTATGTGTCAGTATTTTACTTTTGATGATGTGGTGGCAGCAACAAAAACATATGCTGAAGCAGGAATGAACTTCAGAAAGTATGGTAGCATTTTGTGCACATCAATATGGAGAACTATCAATGATAACACAATAGCATTTGATGAGTTGTACTGGAAATACTATGATATGCATTCGATAATTACAGATCAGATGGCATTTGATCTATCAATGCAATTGAATAATTATTATGCAAGAGTAATTACAGACCGTGATAGTGTAGGAATACTAGGTGGTCATAATAAAGTGAATAGAAGAGGTCCAAGACCTAAGTATGGTATAAAGGGACAACAATCACGAGAGATGGAACTCATACAAGAGATGTATAAGTACACAAAATTACATCCTAAATTATATTATAAGAGAGATTATACTTATCTAATGAAAAGGCATGGTCTAATATGATAATCTATACCTGCATCACAAATAATTATTGCAAGTTACCAGAGACCATGCCTGAAGGTCATGAATACTATTGCTTTGGTGAAGCAGAAGAGGTAGGACCATGGAAGGTGATGCCCGGAAAAGATTGTGGTAACCCAGTAAGATCATCAAGATATCATAAGATCAATTGCCCCTTTGACTCCAGTGTATATGTTGATGCATCAAAATTACACTTGTTGAAAGAACCATTCTTTACTATTAGTAATGAGATATTGAACACTTATGATGATAAGATGTTCTGTATGGAACACCCACATAGACACTCATATCTAAATGAGATGATGGAGTATTATAATAATGGTTGGTGGTCTAAGAATGAGATCATGCAGTACACTGCCTTGTTGAAGGATAATGGTTTTGACTTCAAGAAATTCTTCTCACCATTATGTACAATTTTGTGGAGAAAAAATCGTAAAGAATTCAATGACATGTGGTGGACATGGTACGAGCGAGGTGGAATCAGGGATCAGATGTCTTTCTCTACAGCGTTACAAGCATTACAAATGAATTTTAGGTACGATGACTCTATCAAATTTCTCAATAACTTTACTAATGCAGGATACAAAGGTGAGTGGTGGGAGACTAGACAGGGTGACTACAGATACCATAAAAATACTGACAGTGATAAAGTCTTAGATGTCCTTTGTAAGATGACAGGACTATCTTCTTTCAGATATAAACCATGCTGTAGAAGGAGGACCATATAATGTTATCAGTACATCAGCATTGGGATCCTCTAAAGGTATGTGCGGTAGGTAGATGTTATCCACCAGAATATTTCAACTATATTCAAAACTCAAAAGTAAGAGGAGTTTTTCATCGTATAGCAGAGGAGACTGAAGAGGACTATCAGAAACTTATATCTGTACTTGATAAGTTTGATGTAAAGGTAATAAGAACTGACATAACAGATAATCCAGAGGACTATCGTAGACCCGATGGTACTATGAAGTCACCACCCATGGTTCCCAGAGACTATACTGCGATGGTTGGGTCTAAGTTTTTCATGCCCGGAAAAAACTTTGGAAAAAATATTGATATCGAGTGGGAACTAAAGTGTATTATGAACACAAGTTCATTGCAGATGAATCATATATCAGACTTCCATAAAGATTTGTTGAAATATGTTTATGATCTTACATTTCCCGGCAGACCTGTGTCATCTACAGGACAGGCAATGCTAATGAAAACTGTGAAAGGTATGAAAGAAGGGAACGTTAGAAAAATATTAGAGGCAATTGACACTGAAGATTTGAAAAATGTTATCTTTCAGGGATATACAAATACAATAGGAAAGACAACGAAATATACTCATGATGATAAGACGTATCCATATAAGACACTGGAAAAATTTGTCAAGGATAATGGAAATGAGATCGTATATGATCAGTATATAAACACTGCATCTACAATACGGGTAGGAAAGGATTTATTCTTTGCCTTGGGTAATATTGTTACTAAGATGAAAGAGGATACCTTCATGATGAAGTGGAAAAAATTATTCCCTGACTATCGTATTCATCCAGTCTCTATCCCCGGACATTCTGATGGTGCTATGTGTGCTGTAAAACCGGGTCTTATAGTAGCACTCAAGAATGCAGAAACATATGCAGAGACATTTCCTAATTGGGAAGTTGTAACATTGGAAGGAGAAAGTTGGAATAAGGTTAGACCATTTATGGACAAGAAGATAAGATCAAGAGGAAGATATTGGGTGCCAGATGCAGATGATTCTTTCTATGATTTTGTCAACGAGTGGATGGATGATTGGGTGACATATGTTGAAGAGACTGTCTTTGATGTAAACATGTTAGTCATTGACGAAAAGAATGTTATATGTAATAATATAAACAAAAAAGTTTTTGATGCATTTGAAAGACATGGAATCACACCTCACATCGTCAACTTCAGACATAGATATTTCTGGGACGGAGGTCTCCACTGTATCACATCCGACATCAACAGACATGGTACCAGAAAAGATTACTTCAAAGATTGAAGAGTGGATCACAAGAGTTCTTGATGTTCCTAACAGTAAGTTTGGAGGCATAGCACCATGTCCTCATGCTAGAAAGGCATGGTTTGAGGGTAATGTGGAGGTCAAGATGTGGAAAGACTTTTCAAGTTTTAGATATGATAAGTGGGAAAAAGAAGTCACTATCTATGTTATGGATCCATACTTATCAGCAGAGTTCCTGTCACAGATGGCAAAGAATTATAATAAACTGTATCCTGATTATGTATTTTATGAAGAACATCCTGATCTTGTAGAGGATGTAGGTGGTTTTGTAGTCAATCAAGGAGAACTAATATTACTAATTGTACAGAAAAGAGATCATCTGGAAGAGACTCGACATAAATTGCAGGGGACTAATTACTATGAGAACTGGACACCAGAGATGAAGGAGAGAATAATTGAGCGTTAGAACTGTAAAATGGTTCAGTGCTATAGTAATATTGATTGCAATGGTATTCCATGTCCTAGGATTGACACCGTGGAATAGTATGCTACAATTAATAGGTGCTACCGGTTGGACATACGTAGGCATCAAGTGGAGAGAAAGGGCAATAGTTTTGAACTTCCTTCCACAGTTTTTTATTATAGTCCCCGGTCTCATATACATGTTACTAAAATCATGACTAAACCTTACGATGATTCCAATTGGAGACAAGAGTACAAAGGTTACGTAAGTAGCAAATTCAAACTCAAACTATTAGAAGACGGACCTCATAGTTTGGCACAGGCATGGTTACTAGGAGCAATGCATTCTGATTGGAAAAGGATCAAAGGGTACGATAAACTTGACCCCAAACCTAATGAAGGTCAGAATCAGTCCAGTTTGAAAGAGTTCTTTGAAAGGTACAAAGATCAAGGCATATGATTTTTCATTCAATTGATTTTGAATTGTCTGATGATGACAAACAATACATACGAGATACTTACCTCACTGAAAGATTTGCTAGAAAGCGTTACAAAAGATCTGAAGGGAGGGAAATCAAAGAGTATTATACAGGTTATCATCATGCACCTGCTTCTCAAAACAGAGTTGATTACCCGATTCAAAAGTTTCTAGACACAAGACTGTTACAAATTTACAGTCCAATTTTAAAAAGAGAACTTACAGAACAACGGTTGTTTGAAGCAGACCGAAAAGGAATCTATTCATACCAACACATCTGGGCACAGATATATACAAAGAGTTTGGGTAAGGGTATTGGTGCTCATCATCATTACCCAGATCCATCGAATTTATTTTCATGGATTCACTTTGTTGATGTGCCTGATGAGGACTGTCTCTATTGGGAGATGAACAGTGGTAAAAAAATTTACCCACAACCACAACGATCAGGTAAAATGATCTTCTTTATTCCTTGGACATGGCATGGTGTTGACCCAGTTGAGTCACAGGAAGAGAGAATTGTTGTAGCAGGAAACGTAATGAGACTAAAATGAAAGCAGTCCTCTGGTCAAAAGACAACTGTCAGTGGTGTGAAAGAGTTAGACAACTCTTTGCTGCCACAAAAATTGAATACTTAGAATACAAACTGGACAGAGACTTTACTCGTACCCAGTTCTATGAGGAATTTGAGGAGGGTGCTACCTTTCCACAGGTTCAACTCGACAATAAACACATAGGTGGATGCAAAGAGACATTGAGATATCTCCAAGAGAAGAAATTGATCTAGGAGAAATAAATAAGGGTGTAGAACTCTTGATGCGGAGACATACAAATCTCCCAACTGAAAACTTTACTAGGAGAAGACAAATGCAAGCAGCACTTATAACAATCGGTGTATTCACAGGCATTCTCACCCTTTCTGTAGGGGTTATCCTAGGGTATATTCTACGCACCTATATACAGGACAACAACCAAAATGCATATACTTATCATCCAGAAATGTTTGATGAGAATGGACAATTAGTTCCTGACGAAATTATTTCATTCCGAATCGAAGGGGACGAATCTACTGAACTTGAAGATTAATTATGGCAAAACTACCTGACAATCCTTTAGTATCTGAACTGTTCAAAGCGGTTCACGGTAAGAAAGATAAAGGAGGAAAGAAAGAACTCCTATCACAACACAAACGTGATGATGTAAAAGCATTATTGATTTGGAACTTTGATAAGCAAATAAAAAGTGCCATACCAGAAGGAGAAGTGCCTTACAAAAAGAATGAAGCACCTATCAACTCTGGAGGACACACACGTCTCGTTCATGAGTGGAGAACTCTTTACAATTACATAAGAGGTGGTAATGATTCTCTATCACAGATGAAAAGAGAGACCATGTTCATTCAACTACTTGAAAGTTTACATGAGTCTGAAGCAGAATTACTGATGCTAGTAAAAGATAAGAAACTACAAACAAAATACAGAATCACCAGAGCATTGGTAGAAGAAGTATTTGATGAGATACATTGGAGAGATAAGTAATGGTCAGAGTGCTTCATGAGAAGTGTGACAAAAAGTTAGCAGATAATCCAAAACTGCCTTACAATGCATACCTCATAGAGTACAAAGAAGGTGAGGAGCATTTCTTTGATATCGCTATTTCAGATAGGGCAGTGGATATATTTGATTACTATTATGATAAGAGTAGTAAGTTTGTTAACATGACTCAATCAGGAGGTCTAGTCAATCCTAAAACGTGGACAGATCCATCCTTACCTCCTCCAAATAAAAACCGTAATAAAAGATAAAGACTTGTTACAAATGTAGTGATATCCTTGCATAAATAAAATTGGTATGTTATGATACCATTACGTTCATCAGGTAACACTGACGCAAGTAAGTCAAGACTCGGAACGGATCGTTCATCCCACTGGGACGCAAAAGTTGACCGAAGGAACGGGGCAAAAATCCCAACTACTAAGGAGAAAACAAATGGCAAAAGTCACTTACAGAGGTGTCGAGTACGACTCAAAAGAGTACAACGCTAAAGTGCTTGCAGAAGCAGCAAAGCGTGAAAGACACGAACTAATGTATCGTGGACTAAAGGTTGCAAAATAGTTGCTAAAAGGTATAAATACCTATATAATAATATAAGTATTACTACCTACGTATGACAAAGTTATTCTATCAACTCTGTTTTTTAGCATTCATATTTTCAAGCATTGCATATCTTCCTAGACTTGCATATGCATAATGTCTACAACTAAATACAATTTCAGAAGGGGTGCTTGACACCCCTTTTTCAATCCAATATAATATATGAATACACTCAAACAAACAGTAAAACTAATCAAGGCAGCACTCAAACACAAGCATCTATACTCCAAGAAAGAAGTATTCTATATGAAAAATTCATTGAAGGAGGCAAAGAAAGAACTAAAGATGCAGAAGTCTGTCAAGTCATTGCAAGAAAATGAAAGTACAATTAATAACAGTAACTCCTGACGCTGAAAAGAACATGGCATTTGTTGCCAGAGTATCTAATCCAAACAATCAGGACAACGAAAATTTTTCTGGACTGTTGAAGTATTGCATCAAGCATCAGCATTGGTCTGTATTTGAGCAAGCACACCTAACACTTGAGATTGAAACTACCCGTGCTATTGCAGCACAAATTCTACGACATCGTAGTTTCACATTCCAAGAGTTCTCTCAAAGATATGCACAGAGTCATGAACTAGGAGAGATACAACTACCAGAACTTAGAAGACAGGACGTAAAGAATAGGCAGAATAGTATAGATGATCTAGATGAAAAAGTTGTTGACAAACTCAACCGTCAGATGATCACTCTCTTTAGTTCTGCTGAAAGTCTTTATAAACAAATGATAAAGGAAGGAGTAGCAAAAGAATGTGCAAGAATGGTTCTACCATTATGCACTCCAACTCGGATATATATGACAGGATCAGTGAGATCTTGGATACATTATATAAACTTACGTTCAGCACATGGCACTCAGAAGGAGCACATGGAGATTGCTGAGTCATGTAGGGATGTATTCAAAGAACAATTCCCTGTTGTATCTGAAGCACTTGAATGGTAAATCTATTTCTTGGACCAACTCATGACCTGAGTTTTTTATACAATGATGAGGAAGCGATAAGAGTAACACCACAGGAGATTGCTACATTCATCATGCAAGATGAGATTGTGGCAGTCTACAATGGTAGATCAGAAGCAGGTCCTAGAGCATTAGGAAATAGAAGTATATTATATGACCCAAGAGATATCAATACTAAGGAGACAGTAAACAAGGTAAAGAGGAGGGAACGTTTCCGACCCTTTGCTGCTGCTGTGTTGAACGAACATGCAAATGAATGGTTTGATATGTCTGGACTGAATAGATCCCCTACAATGTCATATGCAGTGCAGACACGAGAAGAAAAGAAAAAATTGATACCCGGAGTTGTTCATATAGATGATACATGTAGAGTTCAAACAGTAGAGAATGATATACCTCATTTGTATGAGGTCATACAAGAGTTCTACAAGTACACTAAAGTTCCTATGGTATTGAATACCTCATTCAACCTTGCAGGTCAACCTCTAGTTGAAACACCACAAGATGCTATAGATACATGGAAAGAGTCTGAGATCCATGTCCTATGGTTTCCAGAAGCGAGACGAATGTATAAGAGTTCATCATTAGGAGATTGATATGAGAATTTTAGGAGTAAATCTATCAAATAATGGTTCTATATGTGTACTCAACGATGGTGAGATAGAACTATACTTAGAAGCAGAGAGATTATCAAGAAAGAAAAGGGATTATAATTGCACGAAGTTATTCAAATTTGTAAAGGATGTGGATAAGATTGCTATAAGTGATGCCTGTTGGAGTCAAGATAAGAAGAAGACTCTTATATCTGCAAAGAATATAGCAACAATCAAGAAGAAGTTTCCGAATGCTGAGAGATATGATTTTAGAGACAGACATCATCTGACTCACGCTGCATGTGGATTCTACAACTCAGAGTTTGAAGAAGCAGCAGTCATCGTAGTTGACTCAAGTGGATCTAATTTTGATGAAGGAGACGAGTGTGAAACTATCATGCATGTCAAGCGAGGTAGAAGATTCCATTGGAAGGTTCTGCACAAGAGATATAATACTGAGGATGATTATGGTATAGGGTTGCAGTTTGATATGGTATCAGAAAAATGTAACTGGGGAAGAGAAGAAGCAGGTAAAGTCATGGGTCTTGCACCCTATGGACAATATGTTGATGGACCATATTTACATTCATCAAGTGAGAACGCTGCTGCCACCATACAAAAGGACTGGGAGGACAGAGCAGTGGAGTTGGTCAAGATAGCATCAGAGAAATGTAATAATATTGTGCTGACAGGTGGATGTTTTCTCAATGTTGTGGTAAACTATAAACTACTGAAGGAATTTCCTGATTTGAATTTCTATGTTGACCCGATTGCCTTCGATGGAGGAACTGCTATCGGAGCAGCATATATACTTCACCACAATCCCAAAATAAAATCTTACTAACATGCCAACATATCCTGTAAAAAATTTGAAGACTGGCGAAACCAAAGACCTTTCCATGACAATGAAACAGTATGATCAGTGGAGAAAGGACAACCCTGATTGGGATAAGGACTGGTCACAAGGGACAGGTGGAACTGTCAGTGGTACAGGAGACGTGTATAGTAAAACAGATGGAGGATGGAATGAAGTCCTCTCAAGAGTTGGGTCAATGCCCGGTTCAAAAGTAAAACCTCAAAAAACTACACATTTCTAATGCCTGCTAGAAAGAAGAAGACTTCCAATCAAGTTGGGGTAGGTATGACTGCCAAACAGATTAGAAGGAAGAAACCCTACAATGCTGACATGATGATTCCAATCGAGGCATTGACTGAGAATCAGAAAAAACTATTTGCATCACTCAATGAAGGTAAGAATGTATACACGTACGGAGTGGCAGGAACTGGTAAAACTTTTGTGGTTTTATATCATGCCCTCAAGGAAG